AGTGCTATTCCATTTGAATTCTATAAATGATCCAAACATTCTGCCTACTAATTCTTGGTACTGACTAAACATGTCATATGTAGCTAATCCGCCCATATTACTACTTGATAAAAGATAGGTATTCGTATATGCCAAGTTAAATGGTTCGAATAGTGTTCCGCCGTCGCCTCCACCTGTCCTAGATCCTATGCTTCTTCTAAACAGTCTTCTTACTTCCATTATCTCACTTGGTAATGTATATTCATTTTGATCTATAACAGTTGGCATAAAAAAGTAGGATTCTTCTACAGAATTATCAGAACGTTGTCTAAATCTTGTTAATGCTTTTGTAAGTGCAGTTTCATAGTGGTCGGGGTCTAACTCAACGTCAACCATACCGCCACCTAGCATGTTATATGCGTAATCAAACACTTCTTGCTTCTTAGTTGCTAATGTTGCCATATACTTCTGTCTCCGTAGTATTTATCGTTCGATAAATATGTATATGCCGAGACTGTCTTTATACAAACCCGAAAAAGGGAAAGATTTCGAATTTATAGATAACAGAATCTATGAGATGTTTACTGTTGGTGGAACTGATGTAAACATACACAAATACCTTGGTCCCAAGCAAGTAGATAGTGCTAACGCAACTGCGGATCAGCCTGCATACAACGCTGTAGCGGAAACAAATATACAAGATTTATTGTTTTTAGAAAATCGAGATAGAAAATATGATCAAGATGTATACACTATAAGAGGTGTATACAATGTTGCAGATATAGACTTTAATTTATCACAGTTTGGACTATTTTTAAGTAACGATACGTTGTTTATGACTGTGCATATAAGCTCTAGTGTAAAAACTATTGGTAGAAAGTTGATGTCTGGCGATGTTATAGAATTACCACATCTGAAAGATGAATATGCATTAGATGATTTTTCTTTGGCATTGAAAAGATTTTATGTTATTGAGGAGGTAAGTAGAGCTTCTGAAGGATTTAGTCCAACATGGTATCCTCATTTATATAGAATTAAATTGAAACAAGTAATGGATAGTCAAGAATATAAGGATATCTTTGATCAACCAGCAGACGAAGAAGTCCCGGGTGGAGATACACTACGTGACTTGATGTCAAATTACAATAAACAAAAAGAAATTAATGATGCTGTTGTAAAACAAGCAGAAGCTGACGCAAAATCTGCGGGCTATGATACTACTAATTTGTTTACACTAGCTACAGATGACAATGGTAAAATCGATATTGTTACTACAGATACTAGTGAACTTGATGCAAGTGTAGCAACAGAACTAGCTGACAGAGTAATGCAAACACCAAAACGTACAGGATACGATGGTTACTTAATTGGTGACGGAATAGCACCAAATGGAGAAGCATTTGGGCATGGTATTGCTTTTCCTTCAGGACAATCAGAAGGCGATTTCTTCTTAAGGACAGATATGTTACCTAATAGATTATTTAGATACGATGGTAGAAGATGGATTAAACAAGAAGATAATGTTAGAATGACCATGAGTCAAACTGATTCCAAATCTACACAAAAAGCAAGTTTTGTTAATAACATAAACACAAATAGCATTGCAGGGGAAACTGTACAAGAAAGACAAAGTTTAAGTAAAGCATTGAAACCTAAGGCAGATAACTAATGATTGACTTTATAATATTCGGTATTGTTGACAATGCTGTTGTGATACTAGGGGCTATGACAGGCCTAACAATAGAAAAATACTTACCGAGTCAATTTCAAAAAGGACTCGGAGCAGTTGTTGGTGCTGGTTTAGGAAATGCAGTTAGTGACTGGCTAGGTGGTGCATCAACGCTAAGTTGGGATCTAGCTTTTGGTACTGCAATCGGATGTCTGATAGGATTAATTTTTATTCCCATATTTAGATTAATAGAGAAATGGTGGAAGAAGTAAATGCAACATTTTTATGACGGACAAATTAGAAGATATCTAACACAAATAATAAGAATGTTAAGTAATTTTAGCTATAAGGATTCTGAAGAAAAACTTGTGCAAGTACCAGTTATGTATGGAGATATGACTAGACAGGTTGCTTCTATTATTAATGGTAATTCGGAAAACAAAGTGCCGTCTGCACCTCGTATAGCTGTATATGTAACAGGACTTGAAATGGATACTGCGAGATTAGCAGACAGTAGTTATGTTAGTAAACTTAATATAAGAGAACGTGCTTACGATGAATCTGGTAATGAATATCTTAACACACAGGGAAAAAATTATACTGTTGAAAGATTAATGCCTACACCATATACTTTGACTGTTAATGCTGACATTTGGTCTACAAATACTGATCAAAAATTACAAATTTTAGAACAGATATTAATGTTGTTTAATCCTAGTTTAGAAATACAAACAACAGATAACTATGTTGACTGGACTAGTTTATCTGTAGTTAATTTAACCACTACAACTTTCAGCAGTAGAAGTATTCCAATGGGCACAGAGACTGAGATAGATGTTGCAACTTTAGGATTTACAACACCTATATACATATCTCCTCCTACGAAAGTAAAACAGTTAGGTGTTGTAACAAATATTGTTACAAGTATTTTTGATGAATCAAAAGGAACAATAGATTTAAGGATGTCAATGCCTGAAATTAAAGCATTTCAGGATACTAGTAGACCAGAAGCTGATATTAAGCCAAAAGTTTATATTGATGCAGATGGAGTTGAGCAAAGAGATTATGGTTATATGGACAATATTAAACAAGATACTACGGCTGTTGTATCAACTACCTATAAGAACTACGATTTATTAGTACTAAACACAAGTTTGAAACTAATTGAAAATGGAATAGCAGGTAAAATAACTTGGGATGAATATACACAAGCATTTAACCAACCATATCAGGCAGGAATTACACAGATAAGATTAAAGAGAAGTGATTTAGATAACGAGATTGCAGGTACAGTAACTATTAATCCGTTAGACGAATTTACAATGGTTGTAAACTGGGATCCTGATACATTGCCAACAGATACAATAATAGCAGGACCTACAGGTAACAATAGTAAAATAAACTTTATAATAGATCCTTTAAAAACAAGTCCTGTAAATTTAAAAACAACAGGTATTAGGATCTTATTGTTAGATGAAAATTTAGGAGATGCTGGAAATACTGATGGTGCTGATGCATGGAAAAATGCAGATGGTTCCGACTTTGTTGCAAGTGCTAACGATATTGTAGAATGGGATGGTTCTAAATGGAGCATTGTATTTAATGCAAGTGAAAGTGCTGACCAAACCGTTTATACTACCAACTTAAATACAGGTGTGCAATATAAGTTTCATAAGGGTGAATGGTTACTAGCATTTGAAGGTGAATATCCACATGGCACCTGGAGGCTAAAATTTTAAGATAACTATATACATGCAGAATGTAGTATGTAGTGGTGCATTATTTTATACCAAAAAAACCAAAAGATTTCTATTTTTACATAGGACACAAGGTAAGCATAAGGACTTGTGGGGATTAGTTGGTGGCACTAACGAAGATAAAGAAACTCCTTGGACAGCATTGCAAAGAGAAATAAAAGAAGAAATTGGTAGTGTTGATATTAAAAAAACTATACCATTAGAAACTTTTATTAGTAACGATAATAAGTTTTTGTTTCATACGTATCTATGCGTTGTTGAAGATGAATTTATACCTTCCTTAAATAAAGAACATAATGGCTATGCTTGGACTAGTTTTAACAATTGGCCCAAACCTTTGCACCTTGGATTAAGAAATACTTTAAATAGTAAAATAAATTTAACAAAGTTAGAAACAGTTTTTAAACTGATAGACTTATTAGAGTAAAATATGGAACAGACAAATTTAAAAGATGATGTAAAAAAATACGACTGGGGTAGTGAACTAACCTGGGCTAAAGGGGATAACTACACAGGCAAAATTTTAGTTTTTGAAAAATTACATGCAAAAACTTCTATGCAATTTTTCAAAGATAGTAACAAAACAATTTTTGTTAATAATGGTAAGTTTAAGATAAGATGGATTAATACACAAAATGCAGAAGTTTTTGAAACGGAGTTAGACGAGGGACAGACATTCGAATTTAAAGCATTAGTACCTCATCAAATAATTACTCTTTCACAAGGAGGGTCTATTACAGAAGTTGGTGATAAAACTGATGACAATCACATATACCATGTAGTAAAAGCGGATAATGTAGGATAATGTTACCTAATTTAGCAAATAGTCAACAAGTTCAAGAAAGTATACAAGACTATAGAAAAAAATCAGAATACCTTACAAACGATAATGCAAAAGAAATAGTAAACAAACTTATTAACAAATTAGAAGAAGAAGTAAAAATTATAGATCAAGCACATAGAATTAGAAGTGCCGGCGAATTAAAGCCAAATCTGTTTATGTCTAATAGAGAAAAAGTACACAATCTTAGAAAACAGATTATTACAATTTACAAAGAAAATAATATAATTAGATATTAGATAGGTGTTAGGCTTATAAGCCCATTCATACCACCGTGTGATGTACACTGGTATCTATAAACTGATCCTGCACCTGAAGGTATATTCCAATAAAGTGTTCCACTAGTCTTTCCTTGTGCAGAACTTCCTGTGCTTACTGTGCCGTTAGTTGTTACATGAACCAACCCTGTGTTATATGCAGATCCTCCTGAATCTTGTATTTCAAAAGGATGTCCTCCTGCACTAGATAAGTCAAATGCAAGTGTAGTACCTTTAAAAGCAGAAATTGTAGGATTACTACCTGAATAGTGACTATTAAATGTGTATGCACTTGAACCTATTGCGGCAACTTCTAGCATAGCAATAGCAGGGCGATATATTTGAGATACATCTAATGAAGCCGACGACACATCAGTTAATCCTGAAAATGAAGTTGCTCCTGATGATGACGTATTAGTTATGGTAATAGTATCTGTACCTGCATTTGTAGTAATACTAATTCCTGAACCAGCTGAAAAGTTCAATGTATCTGTTGTACTATCTGCTTCAACATTACTTTGTCCAGAAACTGCGATAGTGTTAAATGCATTTTGATTTGCTTCTCCGCCGCCACCTCCTGATACTGTAGATGGTTTCCAGTAACCGTTTCCGTTGTCCCACATTAGAACTTGTCCATCTGATGGTGCTACTGTAGTTGTGTTAACATCACTCAATGCATCCACACTAATAGCTGACAAGTTACTTCCAGATATAGATGTTAGATAACTTCCTAAGTCACTTATTTGGCTTTCAGTTATAGATAACGCTGACTGATGTTGTGTTACAGAAGTTTGTGTAATATTAGCATTAGGAACATTAGCCCAGGTAACTGCCGCTGTAAGATCGTTTATTTCTGCTGTTAACGCACCTATACCTGCCGCTGTAGGAGGCCTATATCTAAAAACTCCAGTAGTATTATCGTAAGATATTGCACCGTCACCAAGTGGAGACAATTCAACACCTATACTTAAAGCTGATAGAGCTAGTATTGTAGGTTTATTGTTTAAGTTATTGTAGTCTAGATAATAAGAACCGTCTTGACCGTCTAGTGTATCAGCATCAGTACCTGCACCGCCGGTAGTTGCATCTATGCCAGGAGCCCATTTGGCTCCATCCCATTTTAATACATTTCCTGATGATGGTGGTGATGAGGTTGTATCAACATCAGATAAAAAGTTAATACTATGTGCAGTCATATTAACAGTAACATTTTTGGTATCAGTTGCAACGGCTGTTGCTATATTAGTTCCGCCTAAAACGCTTAATGTGTCTGTTGACCCAGATGCTACAGCAGAACCGTCATCACTAGTTACAGTTTTAAATACATCACCTGCTCCGCCACTGCCTGATCCTGTATATGCAATAACAACTTTGTCACCTGTAATTGCTGTGCTAATATCGGTTCCGCCTTCAAGTGTAAACGAATCATTTACTGCGTCGGCTGTGGTTGTACCTGTGTCAGCTAAGAAAGTTTTAAAAACAGTATTAGAAACTGTAGAATCTTTTATGGCCCAGCCTGTGCCGTTGTATTGCCAGGTTGTAGTTCCTTGAGTAAAAGTATCGCCATTTGAAGGAGTGCCTGGAAAATTAATTGCCATCTAGTTCACCGTATCTGTCGTGTAATTGTTCATGATATTCCCATTCACCAGTCATATATTCAAGTTCTAATGCTAACATTGTTATTGCTCCTAGCAAATAAAACATCACCAAAAATCCTATAATAATTCCTTGTATACCTAAAATAACTTTTATTTTACCCATTTGATTTAAATCCTATTGCAGTATTTATTACACTCACTCCTCCACGAGTAGTATAAGGTTGTCTATTATACCTATTAAAAAGCATGTTATTAGATGCACCCATTAAACTTGTGGTGGTATTTCCATAATCATTATCAGCACCTGTATCAAATATAACGTTTTTTGCGTCTGCTATAATTTTGGCTTTAAGTTGTGCGGGAGTAAGAGTAGGTTCAACTCCTAAATGTAAAGCACCTAGTCCACAAACTTGAGGTGATGCCATTGATGTTCCGCTGATACTCATAATTTTATAACTTGCATTGTCGGGGTGATTAACTGGAGCATATAGTGAATCATAAATATTTGAACATGCACTAACTATTGAACTTCCAGGTGCCCATATTTGCACCCTTGCACCTTTACTGCTAGATCCTCGTGGTCTATCTCTATATATTGAACCATCTAATTGTGCAGGTGAATCTATATTACCAACAATAAATGCATTATCGCTATGAGGACTGCTTCCTCTATGATAGTAATACGTAGTAGAACCAAAAACTACAGTATTATTATAATCAGTTCCTGTTGAAAGATCTCCTTTGTGATAATCGTTACCAGCCGCAATACAAACATGTATGCCATCTGATATCATATCATCTACTTCTGTATCAACAGAAGGTACCCTTAGTGGCACTCTCCTTGCTGTTCCGCCACTAACTAATTGTGTAACTATTCCTGTGCTTGTCCATAATATAGTATTATCTGAATAATCTGTAGGCCAAGTCCAACCTGTTCCTCTGTAGTTGCCACTTACTGGATCGCCAGAAAGTGTGCTTCCATATCCCCAACTCATATTAACTATGGTAGGTCTTTTTACTCCTGTAACAGGATTTACAGGTTTATTATTATGCCATAGTCTAATAGTATCAAATACATTAGACACACTGATTCCTGTGCCAGCGTCACCGGCTCCTTCTAAACCAGATACTTTCTGTGCGTATATAGCAGAATTTTTTGCCCAACCATATGTTTTTCCAGCCGATATTCCTGCACAATGGGTACCATGTCCGTCATGATCTCTATAATGATTTACGTTTTGTGTACCTGTTACGCCGCTTTCAGTGTACCAATCTATTTGTCGTAATCTAGAGCCTCCTTGCTCGTCAAGCCACTCCGGGTGTCCAACTTGTATACCACTATCTTGTATTACAACATCTACTCCGTCACCGTCAACAGCATATTCAAATTTATTTGTTCCTGCTGTACTGCTATTACCATATTCGTTTTCTTCCCAGTTGCAACGTCTTAATCCCCAATTTACTAAATTAGAAGTTAATGTTCCAGGTTTTGTAAATTCACTTGTTTGTGTTTTACGTAACTCTATACTAATATCATCTCTTTGTTCTGGTGGAATTTCCACAGATAGTATTCTTGAATCTGCAGATAAAGCAGATGCTTCGTCTTCTGTTAATGCAAAATGCGTTTGTCTAGTACTACCAGGACGTGGATTTACTATGTCTACTTTTCTTGATGGTATGGGTCCAGAACCTGAAGTTGCTGTAAGTTCTGTTTCAATGTCTGCTAAATCAGATCTATCTTTTACAATTACTGTGTATTCTTTTTCACTCATTATGTTACCTTGTATATCACTAGAAATACTTTGGCGTCTACACCACCACCTGTGTCATCTTCTACTTTTACTCTAATTTGTGATGTGCTTGGTTTTGAAATTGTAACCATATGACCTGAAGTCTTATCCTGAATTGTTGCTAGTACCTGAAAATCATCTACAGTAGCTCCAAGAGCAGATGTAAAACTTATAGTTATATCTCCTGTTCCATTATCAGTAAAGCCATTTGCTCCGCCACCTGAGAAACTTCTAACAGTTTGATCTAACACGCCCATTTTGAAAGGTGCTGGAAAACTGTTCATAAACACTCCGTCGGGTGCTTTTATTGTTAATGTTGTAGCACTATCTATCTCCGGAGCACCAGCTCCTGTGTTTACAAATTCTCCTGCATATATGCTGTTTGAAGCTCTTATATCATTCTCAACATTTA